TTTATATAACATATCATCATTTGAAAATGCTTCAAAAGGAGACTTAAAATTATTACTTTTAACTTCATACATATGTGGCATAAAATAGTTAGCTAAATTTAAACCGTGCATAACTTGTTTTAATACATTATTCTCTAAAATTAATGTGTTTGTGTTGAAGTTTTTTAGTTTTTTAAATTCCTTTGATATTTGTTCATCAGATAAATCATAAAAAGGAAAACCGTGTGTTCGATAGTGATCAAAACAACGTTGAACAAAATTATCAATTTCAGATTCTGTGAATTTTTGCCACACCTTTTTATTTATAAAAATATTACTCATGTATTTTTAATTTTTATAGGTGTAAAATCTAAAAAAGTTTAGTTATAGATATATTTTAATTTTTTTAGTTCCATTTTCAAATTGTTTATTATAAACGATTCTTGTATTATCATCTTTAAAATCGTCAAAATGCACCCAAGAGCTTGCTTTTTTATAATCATCTTGTTTAGTTAAAATATATCCTTTAGCTTTTATTTTATTTTTACCATTTTCGGTTGTTATAATTTTAAAATCTGATATTAACAAATTAGGTTTATCTGTTTTATAATCTCGTTGGATTATTTTATAATCAACGGTTACGAACTTACTTGATTGTTCATATATAAATTCTTTAAAGTTTTTCATATGTTATATTCTTGAGCTTCTTTTTTTATAATGTAATTTTTGTATTTGTCTGGATATTTTTGTATAATAAGATTAGGATCAGATAAATTATCTAAAAAATCTTTATTGTTAATATTTAATAAGTTCCAATCTGCACCAGAATCAATCAATAAACAAACTAATTTTAAGTTGCGATTTATTGCGGCAAAATGTAATGCAGAATTTCCATCATTCGATTGTAAATTAATATCAGCGTTATATTTAATTAATATTTTTGCTGCATCAATATGGTTATTTCCACACGCTGCAATTAATGCAGTATCAGCTTCATTATTATCTTGAATGTTTATGTTTGCACCAGCTTTGATAAGCTCCAATATAATATTTGAATAGCCTCGATAGCCAGCTACCACAATTGGATACATACCATATATTTTATCGTTTACGTTTACAACATATACCAGCTTTCTTACATGATTTATATCATTATCATTAATTGCGTCTATTAAGGTGTATTTAGTGAATTGTTCAAAAAATTTTAAAATTTTCATAGATTATATATAAATTTTAAATATTACATTAGAATGGAAGCAGGTAGGATAATATATACAATTAAAAAATAATATGAAAAGAACAGTCGTTATAAGTAAATCATCTATTGAGCAAGAATTTAAAAGAATTAAAGATAAATTTTATGGTAAATTAGTCACTAATAAAGTTGATCAAGCGTTTATACTTAAAAATTACTTTAATGTGGAACGGATATATGTAGATGATACACTAGATGAAAATCGTAACGGTAAATCTATTTATATTGTATTTTCTGATGGTAAGGAAGAACAAGTAAGCGTTAGTCAAATTTTAAAACAAAAATAAAAAAGAGGATTTTTAATCCTCTTTTTTCATTTAATTATAATGTTATCGTATAATATATTTTTGTATCCTTTTGGTAGATATTTACCGTCTAATCTTGTCAATTTTCTTGATTCTGAAATATTGGTTATCACCTTATGTTTGAAGTCTGATTCTTTATTCTTTTTATAAATCATTAGAATATCAGTAAGATTCATTATAAAATCATCTGAATCGAAATTTATATCATTTGGGTATTTTTGCTTAAACATACTATACACTGTATTCGCTCCAGCAGCACCAATTCCTCTCATTTTTTCAGTAAATTTAACAACACTCAAAATATTATCACCTTTATCACCAGTTACAATTTTTTTGAAATATGATTCTTCTTTATTTATAGGTACAATTTTTGCTTTATTTGTTATAGTTTCAAAATAATTTAAAAAATCTATATCATAATTTAAGTCGAAAATATCACCTTCGGTGTTATCTTCAATATGCTTTAAAAAGATACTATAATTTTCTGGCACATATAATTTTTCATCTTGAAATCTATAATTATATATCATATTTATATAATTATTAGTTGTACTATATTCTAATAGTTGTTGCATATCTGAGTCATTAGTTAATATCATATTAGAATACCCATTTTTATTTGATTCTGTTACAATATGAGCTATCAAATCATCACCTTCAAATGGATCAATTTGATACATTTTACAGTTTTTCCTCGTAGATACATATTCTTTAAATTTATCAAAAGTATCAAAAACAAAATCCCAATCAATATCTAAATCTTTTTGTCGTTTACCTTTATATTCAGGATAAATTGATTTTCTCCAATTTTTCTTACTATCTGCTATAAAGTAAATTGCATTAAATGGATAAGCGTTGGTTATATTATTGTAGTCGTTTAATAATAATGTTTCTAGGTCACCATAAAGTGTTTTAAGTTTATGTAGAATAAAAACATCACGATAAAGAAGGTAATTTGCGTCAATTTCAAGATTTAAATTTATCATAAAACATTTTTATTTTTATATAGACATTTAAATTAGAATTGTTTAAAATATGATGTCAAAATTTTAAAATCGCTTAAATAAAAAAGCAGAATATTGTTATATTCTGCTGATTTACTTTCGATAATAATTATTAATTCACAATATACGTTAAATGACCAGCATGTTGATTATTATCTGAACCAATATAAGTATAATATATTTCAACACTTTCTAATTCATTTTCTAATCTTTCAACTTTGCCAGTTGTTTCGTTTATTTTCATGTTTTCTTTGTAATTAAATTTAACTGCTGGCTCTTCACCTAGTATTGATTTTAAACCAATTTTGATATCTTTTGTTCCAGCATGATTCAAATTAATATGATCATGAATATAATTATTAATCGCTTTTTCTTTAAACATTTTTAAATCATCCATACCGTTAATATTTTTTTTATATATTATTTTTTACTCGTTCTATTTTAATTTTATAATTTTTTCTTTTCGTGATATGATATTATACAGGTTGAACTGAAACTAAATTTTACCTTAGTGTTTGAGCATAAATTCGTTTAGATAATGGCAATAATGGCTGGTTAGATTTAAGTGGTTCTCTAAACCAACCTCCACCATTAGCTTCCGTTTCTAATTCTGTTTCTAAAAATCACTCCATTTTTTTATAACTCCCAGAATTAAAAATTATTTTAAAACTTCTTTTATATCTGTTACATAAGAGATCAAATGTATAATTGGATCTATTGTTTCAGTATATCTCTCATTGTATCCTTTTTGTAGGTTCACCAATGATGCGCCAGTTTTTATTAATTTGTCACTATCAATACCCATGACACGATTAAATAAAGGTCTACCCAAAGCTTTCATTAATTCTAATGGGTTATCTTGAAAGTTATTACAAACGAAATTATAATTTTCTTCTATGTTATTGTTACCATCTAATATGAATTTGAAAATATCATCATAGTTAGACGATGACATAGATTGAAATTGCATTGTGTTTTTTGTAATAAAAATCTCTTGTAATTTTTGAGTAGCACTTCTTAAATCTGGAAAACTCAACATTATCAATTTTCTAATTTCATCATCAGATATCGTTATTTTTGCGCTATTAGAAATAGATTTTAAATATTTAAAATACCACAATTGTAGATATTCTTCTTCTTCTTTTGTTTTTGGATTAAAATCAACTTTAATAAATCTGGATAGTATTTTATCATCTATTTTTTCAATATAGTTTGTAGTTAATATAAATCTGACGTGTTGATGTTGATCTGAAAATCCCTTTAGTGCCTTTTGGTATTCATCTGATACACCATCAAATTCATCAAGAAAAATCGTTTTTTGTGCGTTTTTTGGTAAAAATGGATTCAGGCTTTTACAATGAGTTTTTAATTGATCTCGTAAAAAATTTATACTCGTATCTTGGGATGCGTTAAATTCCATATTATCTGTTTTATCACATAATATTTTTGCTAATGTGGTTTTACCTGTTCCCGCAGAATTACTATAAAATATCATATTCGCAGTTAATCCATCTTTAACCAATTCTCTAACTCTTGGGAGTAATATTATTTGCTTTAAACTTTTTGGTTGGTATTTATACCAGAATAATTCATTTTTCATATCTATATTTTATAATTTATACCTATTATATGTTTAAAAGAAGTCAATGTTTAAAATAAAATAATTTATATGACACCATCATTATTTAATTTATTTATTTTATTTATCATATTTTCCATAACCTCAATTCTTTTTTCACCATGAAAAAATAATAATTCATTTTTATTTGCTGGTAATTTAAACCATATTCTAATATCTTGATTTGTTCCTGTAAATTTTAATTTAGTATCTAGTGTACCATCTTAAATCTCCTACAATATCTTTACTTATTTTTTAATTTCTATCCAAATTTAAGTTTCATTATTGTATTTTTTTAAGTTTTATTTTTCGTAATATTTGGATATCTGTAATTTCAACAATTTCATATTCATATATTGTTTTTTCATTACGACATGGATATTGGATTAGTTTGATTACTATTTTTTCACAAGATTTTTTATATTTCCAAACTTTTGCTTTTTCT